AGTTGATAGATAGCGGCAAGGAGGATTTACCCAGCTTGAGCTGGCGACCTCCCGCCGACCTAAGGATTTACCTAGCTTGAGCTAGCGACCTTAGGATTTTGATAAGGGGTTAAAAGCGGGAAACCCCTTGAACAAGCGCTCCCCGCGTATGCCTAAGACGTAAGAGAGATTACTGAGCCTTAGAACAGAACATAGAACGTAGAAGCATGGCGCCTTCCAGTACCTTCGAGTTCTTGATACCTGCACCATCGATGAGTGCGAGTGCCTCCACTACCTTCTGAGTCATCTCCACCTCGGATGAAGTCATACGTGCTAAGACCCGACCACCCTTGTTCTTCAATACATCCTTGTCACGCTTGGATGCAGGAGCGTTGCGAATTACGCAAGAAGCTTCCCACGACGTCTGTGGGATGGAACCAGTTACTAAGCCACGATCCATCAGTGCTTGGATGCGACCAGTCTGTGCAGGAGTGATAGGTTTGATTTGCTGAGTCATGTGAAGCTCCTTAGAAAAAAACAACGATTGAGGTGTAGAAAGGGAACTGCCCCCTTTCACGATTAGTGAAGGGGCAGAGCCCGATGTGTCAGTTCCTAAGGAGTCGAACGGAGGGAGGAGTCAGTTGGAAAAAAATCAATGAAAACTACGGGGGAATACGCACGCGAGTCGCAGTTCTCCATAAAAGACGCACCAGACCGTGCTGCAGGGTAGGTTTATCCGCACAAATTCAGCACAGTCACCCTGAGAAGCATTGAAAACACTAGAGGTTCTACTCATTCCGGATCGGATGAATGTGTATACAGGGGATATGCATACGTACTCCTAGGGGCACGGGACCACGAAGTGCATCAGGGTGGGGTTGAGGCTCCAGCTGTATCCCATATGCTCACGGACCATTCACTTCTCACAGCCTTGTCAGAAACTCGACACCTCTTCTGACACGAACTTGTTTCCCGTAATGAAGGAGAGTTACTTGAGAATCCTTCGCATTGAAAATTCATTCACTAGGGTGGCCCGGGGTGGACCAAATGGACACGCACCCCGGGGGCTTCAATCGGGTTGGTTTTGTTTTTAAGTTGCGCTAATAGCAAACAGGCTATGCTAATATATTAGTAAATTAGCGATACTGTGCACATATAGCGGAGTAGCGCAGCGGTAGAGCGCGGGACTCATAATCCCGAGGTCGGGGGTTCGATTCCCTCCTCCGCAACCATCAAGACCGTAGAGCCGCCCCGCCTTAAACCGGGAAGCACTGCTGACGGCAACGAGGGTCGAGCATTCACTTGCTCATCCGGCAATAGAACCGGAGGGGACCCTCACCTATTCCAAACCGAGGAAGTTTTATGCTCACCGTAGAAGAGCTACAGAGGTTCTTGAACCAAAGCAGCGCATTGGCCGGTATTGAAGTTGCATATGAGAGCGACTTAAAGCGAGCCATTGCGCCTCAGGTGGTGATGTTGACCGGGATGGTCAATATTGGCGGAGACCCCCACCTATTCGAAACAGAGATCAATCTCACAGAGTTCAACAGCAGGGAGGATCTACTCCTCCTCGGCTCAGCGATCCTGAAAGCGTTCGATCGCGCCGGGGTACAGACATTGGGATAAGACATGGCAGCAAGAATTAAGAAGATCCGACACGACGAGAACACACGGCTGAAGATCCAAGCGGCTCAGCTGATCAATCGTCTGACCAATCACGCCAACGGCGAGGTTGACCTTTCGGCAACCCAAGTTAGGTCAATCGAGATATTGCTCCGCAAAATCCTGCCCGACTTGTCCGACGTCAAGATGGAAGTCGATGCTCAACCAATCACCTTCCAGTTGGATATGGCTGGCAAGCGTAAAGAGGAAGACGAGTAATGGGCCACGCCCCCGACTGGATGCGCCAGAGCTACGGCAAGGTCAAGCACATGGCCGATGGTGGCGCACTGCCTGACATTGAGTTAGACGAAAGCTCGGACACTTCTATCAGCCCGTATGCCTTCAAGGATCTGCGCGGCGTAGATAACGTAGGCGCCAACGTCACCAAAGAGTTGGGTGGCGGCAACAAGGTAATGATCGATGCCAGTGTTGGCGGTTATCGAGGCAAAGATGAATACGGCAAGCCGGTAAGCGAAACAAACACGTGGCACCGCTTGGGATATTCCAAGGAGCTTGAGGGCGACCGAGAAATCGGCGCAGGCGTTTCTGGTTACACCTATCGAGGCGAGCGTGGCGGCGAGTCATTCAAAGGTGGAGAGGCCGCATCTACCGGGGATATTAAGTACCGAGATGGCAGCACGGAGTATGGCGCTTCCTACACCCCTGAGGGTAGGCGCGTCATGTTGACCTTCAGAAAGCGGTTCTAGTGGAAGTAATCAAGTACTCGCCCCCGGGAAAGAATGCAGCAAAGTTCCACGAATCAGATGCGTTTGTACGCGGCCTCATGGGCCCGGTGGGTTCTGGGAAGTCCTCCAGCTGCTGCGTTGAGATCGTGGCTAGAGCCCTTCGCCAGAGACCATCTCGTGATGGGATTCGTCGTTCTCGCTGGCTGATCATCCGGAATACGTACCCGGAACTGAAGTCCACAACGATTAAGACTTGGGAGACTTGGTTCCCGGCAAACGTGGCGCCCATCAAGTGGGACACTCCAATCACATCGACGATGAAGATCAACAACATCGGGGATGGCACCGGGCTGGAACTCGAAGTGATGTTTATGGCGCTGGATAAGCCTACAGAGACGGGCAAGCTCCGGTCGCTGGAATTGACAGGCGCATGGATCAACGAAGCCTCCGAGGTTCCCAAAGAGATCTTCGATATGGTCACCCAGCGGGTAGGGCGATTCCCTTCCAAGCTGCAGGGTGGGCCAAGCTGGTGCGGGATCATCCTCGACACCAACCCCTGTGACGACGATCACTGGTACTACAAGCTGGCTGAAGAAGACTGTCCGCCTAAGTGGGAGTTCTTCCGTCAACCGGGTGGCCTGCAGCGTTTGGAAGATGGCAGCTATGCGCCGAACCCAGACGCCGAGAACGTATTCAACCTGCCGGGTGGCTACAGCTACTACCAGCAGCAAGTCCCCTCGAAGTCGGAGGACTGGATCAACGTATTCCTTTTGGGGAATTACGGATCCACCAAAGACGGCAAGCCGGTCTACCCCGAGTACAACGACAAGGTGCACTGCCTCAACAAGAACGTCGAGGGTGAGCGTGGCCTGCCGATCGTACTGGGGTGGGACTTTGGACTCACGCCTGCTTGCGTCATCCTGCAAGTAACAGGACGTGGGAAGATTATCATTCTGGATGAACTGGTATCAGAGGATATGGGTATCCGTCAGTTCACCAACGACGTCGTGAAGCCGGTGCTGATGAACAAGTACAGCGGCTTCCAGATTCATTCAGCAGGCGACCCAGCCGGAAACATCCGAGCCCAGACCGACGAGCGCACCTGTCTTCAGGAGCTGCTTGAGGCGGGGATCTACACCGAGCCAGCGGCGACCAACGACTTCATCCCAAGGCGCGAATCCGTTGCCTTCTTCATGACCCGGATGATGGACGGGGAGCCAGCGTTCCTGCTGAACCCACGATGCACAAACCTGAGGAAGGGATTCCTTGGGCGCTACAAGTTTGAGCGGCTGAAGACTTCCGGCAACGCTCGCTACAAAGACAGACCCGTCAAAGACATCTACTCGCACATCCAAGACGCGCTGCAGTACGCATGCTTGAAGGTCAGAAGCGGCCTGACTCCCGCAAGGGCTAGGGCGGTTACGAAGAGATCCTCGAAGGGCTGGACCTAGATGGGAAATAAATGAGCTATGTGAACGAACAACCTCCGGTTGAGATTGACATCAAGGAAGACGGCAACGAGATCAGCAATCCGGGTTTCGAGACGCAACTTGCCGCGTATGTGCGCCAGTGCTGGAACGAGGCGAAGACCGCCAAGACTCAGATCACCGAGCGCCTGCTCCGCTGCGAGCGTCAGCGCCGGGGTGCCTACGATCCTGACCACGAGGCTGACATTCGCAAGACCGGTGGCAGTGACATATTTATGATGCTTACAGACGTCAAATGTCGCGCTGCTGAGTCATGGATCAAAGATGTGATGCTAAATCAGCAAGAGCGCGTCTTTGATCTGACCCCTGCCAAGAACCCCCAGATGCCGCCTGAGATGAAGAAGGCGATCGTGGATCTGGTTCGCACTGAGGCAGAGGACTACATCGCTGAGGGCGGCGAGCTGCACCCTGAGACTTTCCGTGCTCGCATGGAAGAAGTACACGACAACATTATGCAGAAGCTGCGTACCGAGGCTGAGGACTCCGCCCGTCGCATGGGGGACAAGATTGAGGATCAGCTCAACCAAGGCAAGTTCAAGGAAGAGCTGCGCAACTTCATAACGGACTTCGTTACGTTCCCAACGGCAGTCATGAAGGGGCCAAACGTCAAGCGGCGCAAAGCTCTTGCGTGGGGCCCTGACTTCCAAGCAATCGTGACTACAGAATTCGTTCGGGAGATGGAGCGGGTCAGCCCGTATGACATCTTCCCGGCACCGGCTTCAACTGGCGTGAACGACGCCTACCTGATTCAGCGTCATCGTCTGAACCTTGTCGGTTTGGAATCGATGAGCGGCACCCCGGGCGTCAACGAAGATGCTCTGGCTACAGTAATCGATCGCTATGGGCGCAAAGGCTACCGCAGCTGGCTGCAGGGCGACAGTGAGCGCCGCGACCTCGAGGGCAAGCCGTTCCGTTTCCCGATCAACACCAGCGAGATTGAGACGGTGGAGTTCTGGGGTTCGGTCAATGGGCAGTGGCTGCTCGAGTGGGGCATCAAAGACAAGACGATCGTCTCCGACAAAACCTACGAGGTGAACCTCTGGTGGACTGGTGGCATTGTCTGGAAGTGCATCCTGAACCCGGATCCGCTGGGTGAGCGTCCGTATGAGATCTCCTCATGGGAGGAAGTACCTCACAGCTTCTGGGGTGTGGCGCTACCCGAAGTCATGCGCGATACCCAGATCATGTGCAACGCCGCAGCTCGTAGCTTGGCGAACAACATGGGGATTGCCTCCGGCCCTCAGGCTGAGATCGCGGTTGACCGCCTGCCTGATGGCGAGGAGCTGACCGACATCTATCCGTGGAAGATCTGGCAGACAACCTCCGACCGTACTGGCGGTGGTCAGCCTGCTGTTCGCTTCTTCCAGCCAAACATGAACGCCGACGTCCTGCTCAGCGTGTACACCACGTTCGCTCGACAGGCCGACGAGGTCACCGGTATTCCGAACTACGTCTATGGCTCCAGTGCCGTGAGTGGCGCAGGTCGCACAGCTAGTGGTCTGTCGATGCTTATGGACAATGCATCGAAAGGTATCAAGCAAGCTGTTGCAAACATAGATAAAATAGTAAGTGGTATTGTGCAGAGACTATATCTGCACAACATGATGTTCGACCCTGATCCCTACATCAAGGGCGACTTCAAAGTTGTAGCCAAGGGCGCGATCGGTCTCCTACACAAAGAGACTCTCCAGATGCGCCGCAATGAGTTCCTCATGGCTACGGCGAATCCGATTGATTCTCAGATCACTGGCGTCGAGGGCAGGGCATACCTGCTGCGCGAGGCTGCGCGTGGTCTGCAGATGGACACAAGCAAGATCGTTCCTGACCAGAACACCTTCGAGCAGCAGAAGATTCAAGCTGCCGCACAGGTGATGGCTCAAGAGATGATCCAGCAAATGATGTCACAGATGCAACAACAGCAAGGGATGCTGCCTGCACTAGGGGCCCCGCAAGAGCAGCTACCTGATGGCGCTCCGGCTGGTGGGCAGATGGCAAACACGATGCAGCCGATGCAGATGGCAGACGGTGGACAAGTTCCTGAGCCGATGGCAGATCAAGTGCTTCGCTCGTTGGTTATGAATGGCTCTATCTAGGAGACGTAAATGATGATGAAGAAATACGCAGACGGCGGCATGGCAAAGATGAAGAAGGTCGCCAAGAAAGAAGTCGAGGCGCACGTTTCGAAGATGCATAAAGGCGCTGTCAAGAAGATGGCTGATGGCGGGATGGCTGGTTGCGCATCTGGCATGTCGGGCACTGGTCGTCGTTCGATGCAAGATTACGGGAAATAAGAATGGGATACGTACCTGATTGGCAGCGCCAGAGCGCGGCAAAAACCGGCGAAGCGAAGACCAAGCCGGGTATCACAAGCCGTCCTATTTTCCACTCCGAGAACGTCAAGCCTCAACAGGGCATGCGTTTCAACTTTGCCGATGGTGGGTTGGCGGACGAAGAGCAGTTGAAGCGTGAGGGCTTGGAGGCTTCGAACCGCGAGCGTGAAGCTGAACGTTCAAACATGAGCGGCCTCGAGAAGTTCGTTGACGGCTTCAAGCGTCTGGGCTCGCGCCTGAAAGAAGGCAACATCGACCAGCCGGGTTCTGCAGCGTACAACAAGTATGGTGCTGGTCGCGGCATGCTCGAGCGCGATATGAAGACGCCTACAAACAACCAGTCGAGTGACTACTCTGGTCGCAACATGAGTACCCTCGATGAAGAAGGCAACACACCTCCACCGGTTACTGACACGTATGCTGATGAAGCAGATCGCGGCGTCAAGCCGAAGTCTTCCTCTGGGATGATTGCTGATTTCTCGAACCCGACGATGAAGAGCCGAGGCGATGATGCCCCGATGCCGCCAAAATCTTCTGATGCGCCGAAACGCGCCGCAGTAAAAGACGCTAAGAAAGTTCGACGTCAAAGCGCAAAACCTGTGGTTGATGATGGCATGGATGTCCCGCACAGCACCACGTCGTCTAAAAGGTCTGACTCCCAGAGCTTTCCACGTAATGACGATGATATGAATAGGCGTCGTCTTTCGGGGACCTCTAAGGATCCTGATGCCAGAAATGCAGCTTCGCCTAAAGTAGAAGATGCTGCGCCAGCCCCTAGAAAAGACGTTCCGAAGAAAGGTTTCGGTCCGTACAATTCTTTTGCGGGGATATATTCAGCCATTAACGATAGAGACGCCTCTCGCAGAGATGCTTTAGATGAGAGGGCTCGCAGGGCAAAAGAAGCTCAAGAAAAACGATACGCCTCCAAGTGATTACACAACCAAGTAAACAAGCCATCCAAGCCCTAGCGACTCTGGATGGTGATATTCATTTTGAAGTTGTCAAGCAATGGCTGAGGACGACTCTCAACGAGCTGAATGAGCAGACGCCTTATTCCAAGGACGAGGTGCAAACCCGCTGGAATCAAGGCGCCCAACAGCTGTTGCAAGAGTTCCTACAGCGAGCTGACAACGCACAAGAAACCATTCGCAAGTTTTAGCCCGTAGGGCAACCCGCGCTGACCGGGTCTTAGTCAGCAAGTAATGAACACTGATCTCGTATCGGCGGACTACCTTCCGAGGGCTCCGCACGTCTCGAGGTTCGGCTCATGGAGAATTTATGGCAATTCCACGCGCAGTTCGAGAGGCGGCTGAAAAGGCCGAAGCAATCCACAAGCAGGTGTATGAAAAGCCTGCCGAGGATCCTCAACCACAACCAGTACCTGATCCACAACCTGATCCTGCTCCCAACGCAGATCCTGAGCCAAGTCCAGCTCCACAGCCGGACGTTGCGATTGCTCCACCGGTAGGTGAGCTGCCAGACTCGCAACAAAAGGATGACACATGGGAACACAAGTACAAGGTCATCGAGGGCAAGTACAGAGCTGAGGTCCCGCGTTTAGCGGCGGACAACCGCGAGCTTCGCACTCAAATCGAAGCGCTTCAGCAACAGATGGAAAGTCTGAAGAGTCAGGCGGCAAAACCGCAGCAGTCACTCATCAGCCAAGAAGACAGAGAGAAGTACGGGGACGACCTGCTCGACGTTATGAAGCGAGCAGCCCAAGAGCAAGTCGCAGCCAAGGAGATGGAGATTGAGGATCTCAAGCGCCGCTTGGATATGGTCAACCAGACCACAGCCAAGTCCGTAGAGGTCAACTTCTTCGACACCTTGGGTCGTATTGCGCCTGACTGGGTAACGATCAACTCCGATGAAGGCTTCTTGAAGTGGCTTGATGAATACGACGAGCTGACAGGCAAGACCCGTCAAGACCTCCTTTCCGAAGCAGAAGCAGCTAAGGATGCAGAGCGCGTTGCGCGGTTCTTTACCAAGTGGAAAGCCACGCAGCAACAACGCACCGCCCCCAGTTCCCAAGCATTAGCCGCGCAGGTTTCGCCCGATACGAATCGTGTCGTGCAGCCGCCTGCCGGTAAACGAATCTTCACCCGTCCAGAGATCGCAGCCTTCTACGCTGCAGCTCGACGCGGGGAAATCTCAGCGAAGGAAATGGTGGCGATGGAATCCGAAATCCACGCCGCAACGATCGAAGGGCGCATTCGTTAGCCCTTAGGTATTAGCGGTACTGCTATATGTTAGGAGAAATAAAATGGCAGTTCCAGTATCCGCTGGTTATCCCCAGTACTCGTACAACGCCAACCCTTCCGGTTCAGCGTTCATTCCTGAGATTTGGAGCGGCAAGCTTCAGGTCAAGTTTTACAAGAGCACCGTTCTCGCTGAAATCACCAACAACGATTGGGAAGGCGAGATCAAGAATCAGGGCGACACGATCCACATCCGTTCGATCCCAACGATCACCATCTCGAACTACACGAAGGGTATGAACCTGTCGAATCAGGTTCCGACCTCGACTCCGATCGAGCTGACGATCGACAAGGGTAAGTACTTCTCCGTCATCGTTGACGATGTGGATGATGTGCAGGCCGACGTTCGTCTGATGGACATCTTCACCAACGATGCTTCCGAGCAGATGAAGATCGCTATCGACGGCGACGT